CGACTATAATGGTACCAGCGGCGAACTTGGTTCATACGATCTACAGTCTGCAGATATGTTACTTGGATTTAACATCGTTCCGCAGCTCACATTTTATGGTGGTATCGATACACTAAAGGACTACGGGTATAATTTCGATGCTGGAAATAGTGATCCGCTGTATCGAGCGGAGGGAGGGGAGGTACCCTTGGTGAATCTTCAAGCTATCCTGATGGGCCTTAAAAACGGAATAAACTTTATCTAGATGAGGGAATTTATCGGGGTAGATAATTAACGTCAGGAGTCGACATGGCAATAGTCCCAATTGGTAATAGAAAAGTTTATTCTTTCAAGTCTGTAGGGCAAGATGCTGCTGAAAGAAAAAAGTTTAGAGCGGAGCAGATTAGCGCTAGAAATAAGACGGCTTTTGGTATAAAGACTCCAGTACAATTATCAACTGGAGGTACTGAATTTCTTAAGATGAATTATTCTATGGCAGATCAAGTTTCCGATAATTTTAGAAACTTGATTTTGACAAATCATGGAGAGCGGTTGGGGTTTCCAGATTTCGGGGCAAATCTCATGGAATTGGCATTCGAGTTACAGAGCGAAGACGGCCAACAGGAAGCTGTTCACCGTATTAGCAAAGCAGCTGGAAAGTATATGCCCTATTTAATACCCAATACTTTTGAAGCGATTGTTGATCATTTTGATAATCAGACGGTTGCGAAAGTCGGCCTTAGGATAAGTTACGATATTCCGAAACTAAAGGTAAGTAATAGAATTTTAGAAGTGATCATCTACACTGCGAGTTAATAAAAAATGGCAAATGATATAAAGAAGCAATTAAAGAAAGAGCTACAACGAAATTATCTCGCAAAAGATTTTACGGGTTTTAGGAGTGACTTATTGAGTCATGCTAGGGTGTATTTCCCTGACAAAATAAAAGACTTCACAGAAGCTAGTCTTGGGGGTATGCTTTTAGATATGGCAGCATTCGTGGGAGACTCGATGTCTTTCTATTTAGACCACCAATTTAATGAGCTAAATTGGTCCACTGCTATTGAAGCTAAAAATGTTAAGAAGCATCTACGAAATGCTGGTGTAAAGGTTCGAGGAGCAGCTCCCTCCATTGCAGAGGTAAGGTTTTATTTTGAGATACCAGCAAAGCTATCTGGGACCGAGTACGGTCCAGACTCTTCTCTTTTGCCCAAGGTGGGTCGAGGCACTAAGTTAGCTTCTGCTAAAGGGGTTCCATTTTCGTTGATAGACGATCTAGACTTTACTGAGAAAGACTTATTGGGAAACTACCTTTATGATGCGATACTTGTTGAAGTTGATGATGCTGGAGATCCATCCAGCTATGTTGTTAGCATGATCGGAATATGTCTATCTGGTGAAGAAAAGACTGAGTCAATAAAGATCCCCAATTTGCACAAGCCCTTTCGTACGTTGACATTAGCCGCTGAAAATATCACAGACATCATAAGCGTAAAGGACAGCGAAGATAATGAATATTACGAGGTAGATAATCTTACACAAGATACTGTGTTTCAGGCTGTGCTTAATACGACTGAAGACGCTGAGCAGGTGCCTAATAATATTGAAATAATCCCAGCTCCCTACCGCTTTCTTACAATCTATGATTACAATACAAAATTAACGAAACTTCGATTTGGTGGTGGTGATGCTCAGACTCTTGATAACGACATTGTTCCTGATCCAGCCGATTTAGCATTGCCAATGTACGGAAAAACTGTAATGAGTAGATTTTCCATTGATCCTGGCTCGTTATTACAAACACAAACTCTTGGAATAGCACCTAGAAATACAACTCTAAAAATAACATATCGCTACGGTGGAGGGCTAAATCATAACGTGGCTGCCAATACAATCAAGACGGTAGACACACTATATCTCACATTCCCCAGCGTCGCAAACGCGACAGGAGCCAATAATGTTAGGGGCTCGGTAGATATTTTGAACGAAGATCCCGCCTCAGGTGCAGATAATGCTCCAACTCTTGAAGAGCTTCGTGCACAGATTCCAGCGGCGCGTCAAGCCCAGAATAGAATCATTACCAAACCCGATTTGGTTTCAAGAATTTATACCTTGCCCAACAAGTTTGGGAGAGTGTATCGTGTAGGTGTACAGCCAAACCCTATAAATTCTTTAGCGTCTCAAATATTCGTTATTTCAAGAGACAAAAACAAAAAGCTTGGACTAACACCTGATACGCTTAAGAAAAACATGAGAAAATACCTTAATGAATTTCGTGCTGTTAGCGATGCATTTGATATTTTAGATGCTCAGATTATTAATTTTGCTCTTGATTTTGTGATTGTAGCTCATCCGGCATCTAATAAGACACAGGTTGCGCAAAAAGCAATCCAAGCTTTGGCGAAGATTTTAGACACGAAGAATTTTCAGATCGATATGCCTATTGCGCTTTCAGACATAACAAACACAATCTTAAATACTGACGGGGTAATTTCTTTGGTGGCACTGGAACTTTCAAATAAGACGGGTACAATCGAAGATCGCGTCTATAGCGATGTTTCATTCAACCCTCAGGCAAACACATACCAACAGATGGTGATTGGCCCCGCTGGGTCAATCTTTGAATTGAAGTTTCCAAAATCTGATATAACAGTTTCGGTAAGGTGATTAAGAATGTTTTACATCGTAACAGCTAGTTCAGACACTTATATTACAAACAAGATTATAGACAATAACTTTAGAGCGACCGACGCTAACGTAGGAAGAGCCGCAACGTTAGACCTCTTTAAACTATACGACGAGTCGGTCTATACATCGGGATCTACGAGGGTTACTTCATCTGTCAGCGAGCTATCGAGAATATTAGTTAAATTTAATTACGACACAATCCAGACACTAGCAAGCTCATCGCTAGATTTTACTCATTCGAGTTTCAAGGCAGTACTGGAATTAAATGAAATACAAACTGGTGCTCCGGTTCCACGAGATTTCTGGGTCGTTTCTTATCCGCTAGCGCAGCAGTTCAATGAAGGCTCCGGCCGGGATACATCACGCTTTACTGACGTCGACGCTGCAAACTACACAACTGCCTCATATTCATCTGGGACACCTGTATTATGGAACACGAGCGGGTCTAACAAAGGTGGATACCTGGGAGACTCTGGGGTCGATTTTATTCTTAGCGGTGCCATTGGATCGTCAGTGGTTGATTTTGGAGCCTCTCAATATTTTAAAGAAGGTCCTGGGAAGATCTCTCTTGATGTCACGAATGTAGTGTCTTGTTCACTAGCCAGCTCAATTCCTAATTTCGGTTTCAGGATAACTTTTAGTGGCTCGTATGACACTGATACAAAGACACGGTTTGCTAAACGTTTTGCATCTAGACATGTAAGAAATAAGTTGCTATCTCCACGTCTTCTCATTACGTGGAATAATACGATGAAAGATTCACACCTTAATTTCGTATTTAACTCATCTGCTAGTTTATTTTTACGAAATACCATTGGTGGCACGTCAACCAACCTAAGGTCTGGTTCGGCATTGACTGAGCTGAGTGGTGAAGACTGCATTTTATTAACGCTGGTCAGCGGCTCGGGTGCTACTGCTTCGTATACATTTATTACTGCATCTCAGCATACTGGCTCCGCCACAAGCGCCGGTATGCCGGGAGTGTACTCTGCTTCATTCGCGTTGAACCAATTTGATTCATCATTTTTTAAGACGATGAAAGGTAATAATGAACTTACATTTACTGAAATATGGTCATCGCTTGATCGTACTATCGGATATATGACGGGATCGTTAACCGTTAAAAAAACAGCTGTGGCATCTAACGCGTTTGTGAATAGAAAGCTTTTATTCACCGCGACCAATGCATTGCCTGAGTATAAGCAATATTCTCGTGTTACGATGAGGTTATTTGTAGAAGATGTTGAAGCGCAACGTAAGACAAAGGCGTACAAGCTTCCTCGAGAACTTGAAACGATAATTGTTGACAAAGTGTATTACAGGATTCGTGATATCGAGTCTGGCACCATTATGGTTCCCTTCGATGAGATACGTGATTCCACCAGAGTAGCTGTTGATTCTGCCGGGATGTATATAGACTTTCGTACTTCTGGATTGCCCCACAACAGAAATTACACTATTGACCTACTCGTAAAAGATAGAAACATCTCTGAAATTGTTGAGCTTAATAACGTATCATTTATGGTTGTTTCTTAATGTCAAAAGGCCCAAAGATAAAGCGCGTTTTTGAAAATCAACGACT